CTGCGCAATGCTGGCCGCCGCGATCTCCGGTGTGTCGAGTCCAAGCATCTGCGCAATCTGCATTTTTGCGCTTGCTTCGTTGCCGGGCGCAAGCAAGCCCGCCTGCGCCAGTTTGCCCACGGCAATATCGAGCGTAAGGGCCTTTGCCGTCGCCTCTTCTTTTTGGCGTGCGAACTCCGCTACAAACGCATCCCAGTTGATCAAGTCGGGGCGTGCCAGATTCGCTACGCTGTCCCGTGTCTGTATTGCCCACGCCCGTAGGGCATCTTCGCCGCCTGAAAGAACATCAGCCGGGATCTCCAGCAAGGCCGCCCAATCCGGGTGCGCTGACAGCTCGGAGAAACCGCGCTGGATGATAGCGTCCAACCGCCTGACCGATTCCAGGGGCGCGTCCTGATATTGGCCCAGCCCGGTCTGTAGAAAATCCAGTTCTGTAGGCTGCGACCGCGCCATCAGCGCGTTTTCTGCCATGCTGCGCACGCTGTCGAATGTCGATTCCCACGTGCCGAGCACATTCCTTGCCGTTTCCTTGGTGTCGCCCGACATCGTATCGTTGGCGTCCAGCATCCCGGCGACCCATTCGTCCAGCGTGTCGGGGAATGTTGATTGATTCTGCAACAGCGGCGAGATCGGCCCCGCCTGCGACATCGGCCCGCTGCCAATCATGGCCGTCTTGGCCAGTTCCATGTTGAGCGCCGACAGCGCATCGGCCCATTGCATTGTCGGCAGGACAGCCCGTGCAATGGCGTTGGCGCCCGCCCCTACACCCGCCGCCATTGGCTTGCTTAGTTTGGTCATAACCTCATATTGCCCAGACAGCGCCTTGACCCAGGGCAACGAGTTGGCGGTTTCGGACCCCATCCGGCGTACCGCCTCCGCTGCCCTCTGTGCCGCCGCTGCTTCTTCGTCCATCCCTGCCGCCGCAAACTCGGCCGACATCGCCAGAAAATCACCAAAATCACGGATGACATCGACCTGATTAGAGACAAAGCCTGCAATCCCGGCCACGGCATTGCCTACGCCAATCTCTAGCAGCAACTCGCCCCAGGCCGTCTTAAATTCCGTTGTCGCTGCCGCCAACGTTTTGATCTGCTCTGCCGCCGTAGTGGACTCAGCCCCCACGCTGGCGATATAGTCCGGCGCCACCCGCAAAATGTCATTCAGTAGCGCCTGCTGCTTTTGCGCTTCGGTCATCGCCTCGACCGTGATCCCCAGCGACGCCGCATAGTTCCGGTTTGCCGTCTCCAGGTCAACCACGATGCCCAGGTTGTCTAAGATCAGCGGCGATTGGCGCGCAATGCCGGTGATGATGCTTTGGAACATGAATTGCATGTCCTGGCCCAGGGCGATGCTACCCGCCCGCGCCACTTCCAGCAATGTGGGAAGTTCACTGGCCAGCGTCTTGCCGCCCAGCAACATGGCCGTATTCGCCGCCGTCATCAGCGCCGTTTGGTCGATGGCCCCCTTTGAGATGCGCTGCAAGTCGGCCAGCATCGAATCGGCGTTCTGGCCCAGGCTGGACGCCATGCTGTTAAACGCCTGTTCTATCGGCATGGCGCTGGCCGCCAGTTTTACCGCCTCTGCCGAAAACTTAGCAATGCCCACCGCCGACAGCCCGATACCAAAACCGGCAAGCGCGCCCGTCAGGCTGGAAATGCCTGATTTGACTTCACCAAAGGCGGCCTTAGTTTCGTTCTTGGCCAGGATGCGGAGCAGCAGGTCATTTGCGCCCATGCGGTTTTGGTGGCTCCTTGAGTGCCTCTGCGATAGCCATTGCCTGTAAGGCGGTCAGGCGGCTTAGGTCGTAGGGCGGCTGTCCGAACCGCTCGCAGATGCGGATGCGGGTTTTCTCAGCCGTTCCCAGCCGAAAGGGAGCGTGTTCACCGCCTCTAGCATCCGCCCAACCACCGGGCGCGCTGCGTCTTTGACGGTCAGCGGCAGCGCGTCCCAGGCGGCGATCCCTTCCGGCGTGTCTACGTCGAAAAGGGGGCCGTTGTCATCGCACAGCAGCCGGGCGGTCAGGAAACGATCACGGCGCAGGCGGGCGTCCAGGCGAGCCAGGTACACATCCGCTGTCAGCCCGCGCAGTTCTTTGGCCTGTTTCGGGTCGGTCGTAATCTCCGCCACTGCGAGCGCCTCCGGGATCGGTATTCCCTTTGCTCCTTGCCCTAGCGCGCTGCCACGATAGACGCGCTCGGTCTGTTCATACAGCATCTGGGCGTCGTCATATTCAGCGGTGGTCGGTTGGCGGATGTAGAAACGCTTCACCGTGGGCGCGACCTCGCCGGCTTCGTTCACGGCCAGCATGGGCACGTCGAAGGGGATGCCCTTTCCAGCCAGCATGTCGGCCAGCGCCGTCCAGTCGATCGCCCTGGGCGGCGCCGTCGTGTCGGTGCGCACCCGCTTGCGCCGGGTGACGGTCGGCTTAGCCGGCGCCGTTGCCCAGGGTGCAGGCAGTTCGGTGAGATAGTGCAGGGTCGTTCGCGCCATCGCTTAAGACCAGGACGTTTGCACGACAGAGCGATTGGCCGAGGTGAAGCGGAGAGTCGTTGTGCCTTCCTGATTGCCGGCGCTGTTCTCGCTGGTATCCTCTGCCAGGTAGCAGTCGATCACGTGCTCGGTAGACATCAGCGTGCCCGCCTCGCTGTAAATCTGCTTCTGGATGTGCACCGCCGTGTCCGAGTCGATGCTGGCCGGCGTGGTGTCGTTGGTCGCCGTCATGTAGTCGGCCCGATCCGGCTGCTCATTCAGCACGATAGTAACTTCGCACGAGTACAGTGCCTTGCCATAGCCTCTGGACGGCGCTGCTCCAAGCCGGCGCCAGGTGCGTTCCTCTTTGTCGCCAACGTTGTGGATGGTAATGCTTTGCACCTGCGCCAGCATGTTGGCCGTGCCGGTTCCGGTGATGGTGGTCGCCGTCCCGATTTTGACGAACACATATTCGGGAGTGTTGGGGTCGTAGGCGCCCAATACGGGGGTGGTCATGATTGATACTCCGTGAGATGATAGGGAGATGGTTGGCCGGGTGTGCTGCTGTTGCCGTCCAACCCCGGCCACAGGATGGCGCCTTCTGGCGTCTTGTGTCCGCAGACAACGCCCAGGTCGCAGTAGATGCGAAAACCGGCGTTGGCGGCGTCATCATGGAAATAGGTGTCAGCATCGGCGGGAATCCATTTCCCGCCGAAATCATGGATACGAAACTGTACAACCTCCAGCACACGGCGATAGATCAGCACGCAGCCAAACCCGCTGCCCGCCGCCTGCATCACGCCGCCCCAGGCCGCTCGCCACTGTTCGGGGTGATCGCTCAGCCAGGCCGAAATCGTAGGGTTGGCGTTGCGGGGCCATAGCTGCACGTTGGGCCGGCATTGCTCCAGCGTCTCCCAATGTCGATGCACGTACAGCCCCAGCACGATGTCAGCGTCCTGCACCGCCGCCAGCCTGCGCAGCGCATCGGCGGGAATGACCATATCGGACTCGACAATCAGCAGGGCGTCGAATCCGCACGCCAGCACCATGTCACGCGCCCGGCGATAGTGGTAAAGGATGTTGTAATGCCCAACGTCGCACGGATTCCAGCGTGTAAAGTGCTCGTGCAATTCGTGCCCAGCCGGGTCCAGCCGGAAAATAGAGTCAATCGTCTCCGGCTCCAGCCGATAGGTAGGGCAGAAAAGCAGCACCTTCATTCCGGCGCTCCGTTGCTCTTGGCGCGCTGGCAGCGCGAGGCCACGACGTCGCGCCACTCGACTGCCGTTGTCTGGTCGAAGGCGTGGCGCACAAAATCAGCGTCAGCGGCATAGCTCGCATTCCACGCCCCCCGGCATCGGCGCCAGTGAGCGGCGTCTGTGATGAATGACGAGCATCCGAACTGGCCCATGACCGGCCGCTTTCGCCAGTGCCAGGCGTCGGGCAGGATGCCGATCCCCGGCCCGTGATCCATGCGCATCATGATCAGGTCCGGCTGGCGCTCTGCGATTTCCAGCAGCCCCCAGGCCAGGCTCATGTCAATCGCCACGTCGTCATCGTCCAGCAGCCAGACGTAATCGCCAACCGGCTCGAACTCCGCCAACTGCGCATTGGCCCATGACACGCCCCGTCCGACTTCATCGAGCAAGATCGTTTGCTTGACCAGGTCCGGCGCGCCCTTTGCCAGCGCCTTGACACTGGCCATGTTGGCGGCCAGCATCGCCGGGCGGCCCTGAATATGGCGGGTGACGATTTCGAGCAGCATACTATCTGGCCCACCTCTCCAGATGGCGCCGCATGATCTTGGGCGCCTCTTTGTTCATGTCGGCCTGAATCAGGGCCGTAAAGTGGCGCGCCCTTGTTCCAGGATGGTGCACGAGCAGCCGGAAGGCCACGGCCCCGCCCGAACCGCCCTTACCGGCGGTGAGCGAGCCGGGCGCCGTCTTCGCCGTGAAGCTGGAGAGGAACCGCAGCCGCTTGGCGACTCTCGGGCGGATGATGTGCGGGCGCGTGCCCTGGTCGGTCCAGTTCCAGGCCGGGTCATCCGTCCCTATCAACATCTCAAAGCCCTTATCAGATTCGTCTACCAGCGCCTTGAACTCCGGCTTGTGCCCCCAGGTTGAGGTCGTGCGCCGATAGCGGCGCATCGCCTCGCGCTCGATCTCCTTGCGCGCGCCGCTGATCGCTTTCGGCAGGTTGCGGCTCTTGGCCGTCAACCAGCGGTCAACGTCTGCGGCATTGCTCTGGATTACGATCAACTCGCTCATAGCCTAGAGTCCTGCCACCTCGATGTCGTAGCCCATGCCACTCTCCTCCGCCGGATTCTCGGTGTCGTTCGTCCAGCGTTCGGCGTTGGTCATCGTCGCCTTGTACGACGCGCCGCTTACCGATAGTTTCGGATTGCCGGCCAGCCACACGGTGAGCGCCTGCACCATCGTCCACAATTGCGCCTCATGAGCGGCAAAGGCAACCAGCCGGAAGCGCCACGTAGGAATGGGCGCTTCGCCCATGCGCCGGGTGATCGTGCCCGGCCCCATGATGCGCAGCGACAGCTTCGGCGGCGCCAGCGTGGTTGGATTCCAACGGGGCAGCCCCTTGACCGTCGCGCCAACGCTCACGCTGGCCGCCGTCATCACGGCTTCTGCCGCCGCCGCCAATCCATCTGCCACCTGCTCCAGCGTCGCCATTAGCTTGCCTGCCTCAGCCGAATCATGGCTACATCAGGCGCGCCAGCGGGCACGGCGCTCTGCAGGTCAGGCTGATAGCTCAGCCCATCCAGCGTTACCCGCCATGCCGCCAGTACGGTCGCCTTGTCGCTCGCCTTGACCCATACATCGAGGGTTCCCGCCGGCACGAGGCCAGCCTCGATCAGCGCCTGCAACTGGCTGTGATTGCCAGATGGCACGTAATCGATGGAGGTGGTCACGGCGGAGTAGTGCGTCGAGGACGGCGTCAACACGGCGCCGCTCGACGTATGCCGGATGGCGTCGGCGAGTGGGTCATAGGCATAGCCGGCGGGCAGCGTCCAGGTCGCAATCGGGCCGATGGCCGACAGCGTCTTACTGCCCATTGCCCGGTGCGCCGCTCGCCAGCCTCGCAGCATACTGATCAACATCAGGTCACCGTCCCGTCTGCGTTCATCGTGTAATACAGCCCGTCGAGCGTCATCACGCCCGCGCTCAGGCCCGCCACGGCGTTGCCTTCCGTGTCGATCCCTTGCTCCCAGGCCGCCGCCTGCGCTCGCAGCGCCGCCGCCGTCTGCGTGAAGTCCTCACGATAGTCGGCAAACTGCAAACTGCGAGCGGCGGCGGCATACTGGTTCGCCAGCACGCGCAGGATGGGCGCCACGGCATTACGCCACGTTCCCCCGGCTGCCGTCGCCGTCGCAATAAAGACGGCCAGCTCTTCATCGCTGAAGTTGCTGCCGTCCGGTCTCACGCCAGCGCCGGTCGTGCTGGAGGTGTCGCCGATGGCCAGCCGGACCTTCCCGGTGTTGTCGGCGATGGTGTAGGTAAAGCTCATCGGGGGCGCGCTTGCTTCTGAGTGGGAGCGGGCAGGGCGGCGGGAGGCGCTGTATCGAGATCTTCCAGGAAGTTTGCCAGCGCCTCCAACTGCTCCGCCCGCTCGATGTTGGGGTCCCGGTTGGACGGCGAGAGATTGCCCACCGGCACGCCGTACCGTTGCGCCAGCGAGTTGGCCGCCGCCGTTAGCCTGGCCAGGGCCACGTCCTGCCGGATAGCGACTGCAACGCGTG